GATCGAGGCCGCCAAGACAAAGGGCGAAGTTGTCTTGCTCAGTCAGGTTGAGCGCGCGCTCCAGATCATCTTCGCCGAGGTCAAGGCCAATCTGCGCAATGTGCCGAGCCGAGCCGTAGGCCAGATCGTCGGCGATACCTCCGAACATCGGATCAAGGACATCATCCTCGCTGAGATTGACCTTGCGCTTGAACGATTGGCGGAAGGCATCGATTTCAACGAAACATTCGACGATGACGAAGATGGCGAGACCGAGGTTTAGCAACATCCCCGGACTCCGCAGGGCCGTCAATCGCGCGGCTCGGATGTTCCGGCCACCTCCGAAACTGCTGCCGAGTGAATGGTCGGAGAAGAATGTTCGCATCCCTATCGGCAATGCTGTGCCGGGTTTGATCCGTTTCGACAATGCGCCATATCAGCGCGAGCCATTGGACATGACCATCAACCCGGAATGCCAGCGTATCACCTTGATGTGGTCGGCTCAGGTGGGAAAGACCATGCTGGCCTTGTGCGCTCAAGCCTATCGAATCGCGCAAGATCCAACCTCGCAGATCATGATGCAGCCGAGTCAAGGCGATCTCTCGACTTGGCTAGAGACTAAGTTCAACCCGCTGATCGATACCAACAAGGAATTGCAGGAGTTGGTTGCCAAGCCTCGTGCGCGCGAAGGTGTGAACAACCAGCGCATGAAATCCTATCCCGGCGGCTTCCTGATGTTCAGTTGGTCAGGCTCACCCAAGACCATGCGCGGCAGATCCGCACCGTTCATCGTGGCCGACGAAGTAGATGGCTATGACAAGACCACCGAAGGCCATCCGGTCAGCCTACTCTGGCAGCGTGCCGCTACCTTCGGAGATCGCCGCAAGCTACTTGAAATCTCGACCCCAACCATCAAGGACGCAAGCTGGATCGAGTCGGCCTATGAGCAAGGCGATCAGCGTCGCTTCCATGTCTGCTGCCCGGATTGCAACCATGAGCAACCGCTGATCTGGTCGCAGGTCGTGTGGGATGAAGGCGAGCCGGATTCTGCCCGCTATGTCTGCAACGAATGCGGCTCGGCATGGAATGACGGTCAGCGAATCGCAGCTATTCGGAACGGTCGCTGGATTGCCGAGAAGCCGTTTCGCGGCCATGCCAGCTATCACCTCAATGAGATGTATTCGGTATTCCGCAAGCTAGGCGACATCGTGCAATCCTTCCTTGAGAAAAAGCACGCCGGCGATCTGCAAACCTTCGTGAATGTCAGCCTCGCCGAGACTTGGGAGGAGCGCGGCGAAGGTGTCGAGTCGCACATCCTGCAAGACCGCTGCGAGGAATGGGAGAAGATCCCTGAGCCTGTCGTGATCCTTGTCGCCGGCATCGATGTGCAGGATGACCGCCTCGAAGTCGAGATCCTCGGCGTGGGCCGTGATGATGAAACATGGTCGGTCGGCTACCACATCCTGCGCGGCGATCCATCCAGCCCGCGCGTCTGGGAACACCTTGACTCGATCCTGTTTGCTGAATACGAAACCGAGGACGGTCGCAGCCTGACCATTCGCGGTAGCGGGATCGACACTGGTGGCCATCACACGCAGACCACATACAAGTATGTGAAGGCCAGAGAAGGCCGGCGCGTGTTCGCGCTGAAAGGTGTCGGCGGAGAAGGCCGGCCATTGGTCACGCGACCGACCAAGAACAACATCGGCAAGGTTCGCCTGTTCGCTGTCGGATCAGACACCGCGAAGGAGTTGGTGTACTCGCGCCTGCGCATCGATGAGATCGGCCCCGGATACTGTCACTTCCCCGTCGGACGCGATGATGAGTATTTCAAACAGCTAACCGCCGAGCGATTGGTCACGCGATATGTGCGTGGTCATGCGAAGCGAGTGTGGATAAAATCGCGCAATCGCAACGAAGCCCTCGATGTTCGGTGCTATGCTCTCGCGGCGTATTCGATTTTGGGCGTGAATGTCAATACAATAGCGGCTAGAATTGCGGAGAAGCGGATCACGCAAGTACCTGTCGAGGAACAAAACGAACCCGCAGCACCTGTGACACAGCAAATCCGAAGGCCACCGCCACGACGAGGCGGATTTATTCAAGGATGGAGATAGCATGGCAAACGCTTTCGACCCGGCCAATGCGCAAGAAGGCGAACCGTATGAGGTAGTGGTCGGCGACTTCATCCAATGGAAGCGTTCTGACCTTGCCGCAACTTACGATCCCGACGATTACACTCTGACCTATGTTGCCCGCATCACCGGCGGAGGCAACACCGAGATTCAAGTCACCGCGACCGATTACAACGGATCATTCCTGCTCTCAGTAAGCAGCGCGGATTCCGCTGATTTCGTCGCTGGTTATTATCATTGGCAGGCGGAGATCCTGCGCAAATCTGATAACAGCCGCATTGTCGTGGATCGCGGCGCGTTCACCGCGATTGTTGACCTCGATGTGGGCGGAGCCGATCCGCGCAGCCATGCCGAAATCATGCTGGGCAAGATCGAGAACCTGCTCGAAGGGCGCGCCGATGGCGATGTTTCAAGCTATTCCATCGCAGGCCGCAGTCTGACCAAGATGTCCCCAGCCGAATTGATCGAGTGGCGTGATTACTACCGCCGCGAGGTCGCAGAGCAAAAGCGCAAGAATGATGTGAAACTCGGTCGCGCCAGTCCTGCTACAGTCAAAATTAGGTTCTCATGATGAACGCAGATTTCATCAAATCAATTATGAAATATGACCCCAAAAATGGCGGCCTATACTGGATCAAGCCAACTGGGGCAAGAGCGAAAGCTGGAGATCGTGTTGGATTCAATGCTGGAAGTATGAATTACAGAAAAGTCCAAATAAATAACATTGGATATATGGAGCATCATCTTGTATGGATGCTTCATCATGGATCGCTTTCTACTTTGGACATTGACCACATCAATGGCGATACTCAAGACAACAGAATTGAGAATCTCAGAGAAGCCACAAGAAGCCAAAATCTCTGTAATCAAAAGATTCGATCTGATAACAAATCAGGAATCAAAGGTGTGTTCTTTGTTCGGTCAAGGGACAAGTGGTGTGCGACAATCCAATATGATGGATTGAAAAAGCACTTGGGATATTTCGATTCAATAGATGACGCTGTAAATGCAAGAAAAAATGCTGAGCAGATGATTCATAAAGAATTTGCTTGGCAAGGAGTCATGTGATGGCATTGATCGACTTATTCCGCAAGAAGAAACAAGCCGTCAAGCGCAGCTATGCGGGCGCGAATACAGGCCGACTATTCTCAGACTTTGTGACCTCGACGCGCACCGCCGATGCGGAGTTGCGCTACAACCTGAAAGTCCTGCGCAATCGCTGCCGCGAATTAAGCCGAAACAACGAATATGCGAAACGCTATCTCCGACTCTTGCGCACGAATGTGGTCGGTGAAAAAGGCGTTTCGTTGCAAGTCAAAGCCGTCAATGTTGACGGCTCTTTTGATCGGATCGGAAACAACATCATCGAGCAACAGTTCAAGGCATGGGGCCGTCGCGGGAATTGCACCGTGGATGGCAAGATGTCTTGGGCGGACGCGCAGGATCTTTTCATCGAATCGCTCGCGCGTGATGGTGAAGTTCTGATCCGCATGGTGAATTGGAACGGCAACTCGGATCGCTTCGGCATCGAGTTCCTTGAGCCGGATCTGATCGATGAGGATAAGAACGAACGCCTGCCGAATGGCAACACCATCCGCATGGGCGTGGAGATGGACAAGTACCGTCGCCCAGTCGCGTATCACATCCTGACTCAGCATCCGGGCGAGGAATTCACCGGCATGAGCGCAGGCAGCAAGCGCACCGAGCGCGTACCTGCCGACAAGATCCTTCATGTGTATATGCCGGATCGCGCGCAGCAATCTCGCGGCGTGCCTTGGATGGCAACTGCAATCGCCAGCCTCAAGATGTTGCATGGTTATCGTGAAGCTGAATTGGTCGCCGCGCGTACTGCCGCCAGCAAGATGGGCTTCTTCACCAGTCCATCCGGCGATGGCTTTGTCGCGGATGACTATGAGAACAATGTTGTTCCGATCATGGAGGCGGAGCCGGGGTCATTCCACCAGCTACCGCAGGGCGTATCCTTCCAGCAATTTGATCCGCAGCATCCCACCTCGGCTTTTGGTGAGTTCGAGAAGTCGATCCTGCGCGGGATCGCGTCTGGTTTGGGTGTCAGCTACTACGCTCTGGCAAACGATCTCACGGCTGTCAGCTATTCCAGCATCCGTGCTGGCGAATTGGCTGACCGTGATTTCTACCGCAGCCTCCAGCGGTTCATGATCGACCACTTCATCCGTCCGGTTTTCAGCCTGTGGCTGCAAAACTCCATGACGGTTGGATCGGTCAATCTGCCGATCAACAAGTACGACAAGTTCAACACCGCTGCCGAGTTCCGTGGC